GGCACCACCTGAATCGACGGATGCGGTGAACCCCACCCGTCGAACGACAGGACCAACCACTTCACACCGTTCGCATCAACCGTGTTCAGAACGACTGTGCTCGAAGATGATGCGAGAGTGATCGTTGTTGTGGTGGTTGACAGCGCGGTCATGCTGCCCCCAACCTGTTCTGACGCATAGAGATTGACTGGGACAGGGCTGTGGTGTCAGTGTTCGGCGGCAGTGTGAAGTATTGGTTGTACGTCACACCACCGGACCCGCCAAGGGCAGTCCGTGCGCCGGCCACGTTGTCAGATGCAAGAGCTTTCAACACGGGACGGTAACGGCCCGCCTGCGGGTTCGGAGTCACCTCTTCACCAGTCGACAACCATGCAGCAACGGAGTCCGACTTCGGGCCGCCGGAACCACCAACTGTGCCACCATCTGCAAACGCCAACGCTCCGCGGCCCGGTGCGTTCGCCAGACCCGAAGACCGGATCGCCTGAACCGTGACAACAATGTTCCGCGGGATACCGTCAATGGCTGTTCGGACAGCGTTCAAAGCCGCCAGGGCGTTAGCGTTTTCAACCTCCAACTTTGTTGGGGGCACTGTTGCAGGGATCTTGAAAATGGTGTCAATGAACGCTTGAACCTTCGCCGTATCCTCGCCATGCGCCACAGCATTGGCAATGATCGCCTGACGCATATCCATCAACTTTTGCCGTGTGTCCGCAGCAGAACCACCAGCGTTACGGAACGCTTCAGCATTCGCCTGCGCCGCAGAAGTCTGCTGCACCAGCTCGCCACGGTTCTTCACCGCAGCAGCCGTCATCCCATCCAACTCAGTATTCGCACGGTTGATCGTCTTACCGGTCGCATCAATATGCTTATCCGAGTTAGCAATCGCAGAATCAAAAGCGTTCTGCGCCTGCGCCGCCGAAATAGACTTACCATTCAACAGATCAAGAGACTCCTTGAGCAAATCCGTTGCAGTCTTCGCAGCCTTGTTGCTGTTCGTCAACGCATTCAACTGATCAATAGTGATACCCAGCGACGCAGCCACAGCAGTCTGCTCATCAGTAGCCTGCTGATCCGCAACAATCTTTTCCTCGACTGCGACCTTATTCAGTTTGTACGCAGCCGTTGCCTTGGGGAACTCGTCCGCAATATCCTGCGTGGTCTTCCCGACCCGTGCGCCCTCTTTGATCAGTTGCTGATAACTCGCAACAAGATCCTTCGGAGACGCCATAGCAAGAGCTGCGTCAAGATCCTTAGCGTTCTGGTAAAACGAACGACTATAGGTCCCAGCAATATCCATATTGTTCGCGAAGTCGTTCCAAAACCCGCCAGTACGTGACAACGTCAAACCCAAATTGTCGACGTTGATGTTGCCCTTGGAAATAGAGTCGGACCACTGGTTGGTACCCTGTGTAACACCCATCATTCGGTTTGCCCAGGAAGTTGCCGCAGCTGCACCAGCAAGCGCCGCCGTATTCGCGGCAACAGCAACCGCAGCGATGCCCGCGACGCCCGTCAGGGCCGCAGACGATACGCCAGCAAGTTTGCTACTCAGGCTGTCAATGATCGGAGAAAGACTCTTCCAAGCACTGAACGCACTGAAAACAACAGCAGCAGCCGACGCAAGGATAAGCAGATCGCCGGAAGGAATGTTAGAGATTGCATCACCCAGCATGGTGAGTGCTTGAATGATCGCACCACCCAAAGGGGTAAGCGCATCAATCAAATGCATCGCCGCACCCACGAGCGAACTCAACATTTGCTCAACCTGCGGAAGCATCTGAATGGCATAATTAGCCCACTTTTGCAGACCACCGTCCTGAGTCCAATTCTTGAACCCCACCGACAACTGCTCAACATAATCAGCAGCCTGCAAAAACAGCGGGTTCAAAACGTTCAGAGCCGACAACACACCATCAAGCAGATTGTTACCAGTACGACCCAAATACTCAGTGAAAATGCCGATCTGCAAATTCAGGGCAGGCAAAGCCCTACCAACAGAAGCCACCGACTGATTAAACGCATTCAAAATGCCATCAGACGCGGTCTGCTTCAGATAATCCAAAATCCCGGACAACTGCGCAAGCCCAGCCGAATACTGTGCCCCAGCAGACGACCCCGAAGCCATCGCATCCTTGATCCCCAAGAACGCAACAACGCCCGCAGCACCCATCAAACCAAGGGCACCACCAACACCAACAATGTACCCAGTGAACGCAGACGCAACAGGGATAGCCGCCGCAATAGCAGCAACAATCAAACCCATCCGGGTAACAGTCGTACCCGCAGAGGACGCTGCCTTCTGGTTCGACCGGTCAACCTCGTCGGTCACATTCGCCAGTTCGGACTCAGCCGCCGTGACCTTCTTGATCGCGGCCTCATGGCGCTGATCCGCAGCCTCAACACCAAGCGTCGCCCTGCTCAGTTGCGCCTGCGTATTCGCAACCTGCAAATCGGTGCGCCCACGCTTGTCTTGAACGGCCTGAACACGCATCTCCGCCAGTTCAAGAGCCGTCGCAGCATTCGCACTGACACGCTCAGCAGCGGCCAACTGTTGCTGAGCCGCCTCCAACCGTTTAGCGGCCGCAGTCGACGAATCCAAGCGCCCCGCGGCAGATCCAGCGTCACCACCAGTGACCACCTGGTTTACCCGACTGGTGACACTCCCACCCAAACTCCCCTCAGCAGCGCGGACCTCTTCAAGTTTTGCCAAAGCAGCCGCAACATCAGCGTCAACTTTGATAGTCGGATGCAGATCACCCAACTCTTTAGCGTCAGCCTTAGCCTCATCCCGAACTCGGTCCCACTCCGCCTTCTGAAGAGACAACTTCCCAATGATGCTGCCAGCGACGGTAGGGCCTTCACTCATCAGGAATAACCTCCACGGGTTCCGGTTCGTCTTCTCTGAAATGCCTGTGCAAACGCGAATCGCATGCCAAAAGACCGTTGATCATCGCCGCGAACCAACGCCACGACTCCACCTCAAACACGGCCTTCAAATCGACGCCGTACTCACTACGGAAATCCGCCTCAACGAGTTCCCAGACAGCGAAAATCTCGTCATACGTGACCGGTGCGCCGGCGTGGGCTACTTCCCGCGGGAGCTGGTCGTAGTTTTCGTAGAGACCGGTGATGGGGTCTTTTTCGCCCCAGCCGTACTGCTCGAGAGCCGCTGCACCCGATTTGTGGGCATCCTCGACTCGATGTATTCCTTCAGCGCTTTTGGGTCAGCGCCAGCCTCCCAAGCCGCCTCAGCACTGGGGCGGCCGTATTGGTGTTCAGCAAGAGCGGTAAGACCCGCACGGGTGGCCGCATGAAGCGGCACGCCGTCCTCGATGAATTCATCCCACAGGTCACCAAGAACGAGCTTCCACAGTTCCTCAGCCGGGGCGGCGGACAGTTTCTTATCAGTCCCATTGATCAGACCGGCAAGAATTCGACCGTTGGGGATGGTGACCGGTTTGAGGGTGTAGTTTTTCCCACCAATGGGGAACACAAGCGGGCCGTTGGCGAAGGATTCGTATGCGGAAAGAGCCATCTGAGTTTGCCTTTTCTTCTGGGTTCTGGGTAGGTAAAAGGGGTGCGGTCAGACCCAGACCAACCGCACCCCAGCTTTTTGACTACGCGCCGCGTGTGTACGCGAACGATGCAGAAGCACCAACCGCGTTCGTCACGATGATCGGAGCCGAACCAGCCGAACCAGTCGGGATCTTCGCAACAATGAGGTTGTCCGAAACAACAGTCCAACCCGTCGAGTTCACGCCACCGACAGTCACACCAGACGTCACAACAGTGCCGATGAAACCCGAACCCGTGATGCTGATCAGGTTCGTAACCGTCTGAGCGGTCGGAGTAACCGACGTGATAACAGGGACAGCCGGCGACGCATACGGGTTCGTGATCGCAGTGAGCACACCATCACCCGTGAACGTGGCCGTGATTTCCTCAACATCAGCAACACCAGTCTTCGACTGCTGCCAATCCACAAGGGCAAGCCCCGAATAGGCACCCGCGGTGGCACCGTTCTTGTCATACCAGCGCACATACACGCGTGCGGCCGTGCCGAACTGGAACCGTGCAGCCTCAACAATCGCCTGTCCAGGGTCGGACGGAACGTTCGCGGTCGTCGGACGGAAGAACTTCGCGACCAGTTTCCAGCCGGTCATCGTCTTCTCGAACCCGTTGTACCCGTTCGTGTCATACGTGTCAGCAGCCTGGTTCGTCGGAGTTTCCGACGTAGCAAAATCCTGAATAGCGCCGAGCTTGATCCACGTCGCATTGTCCGTGGAAACATCAATCCGGAATCGTCTGGCAAGAGCCAAAGACATAAGTGCCTCCTAAAGGCGTTGGGGCGTTAACGAAAAAAGCCCCTCACCGGGAGGGGTTAGAGCACTGGATCTGGGCTACCAGCTACCGGCTGTAGGCCGGATGTTCGTAGGAGGAACAGACACATCCAGGTAGAACTGGTTGATCTGTTCCTGACGTGTCAACGAATCCTGCCCATTCGGCACCGACAGTTGACGGTTCATCTGAATCACCTGCACCGGCCCCCAATCAAGATCGGAAAGACCATGCAAAACGTCGCGGATAGCAGACGACATATCCGACGCGTCATAAGGGGCGTTTTGGGCTCCACGAACCCTCACCTGAACCATTACCCGCCCTTCGGGGAGGGTAACATTGTCGGTCAGGGGGACAACAGAAATAGCGATCGCACGATCCGGGCTCACCGGGAGTCCCAACGGGACAATCGCCGCCACACCCGGCGCATACGTGCCACCCGCACTGATCGCACCAATACCGGCAGCGGCGATCATTTGGGAAACATTGTCAGAGATGATGCGTTCCGGTGAAACCATCAATCCATCGCCTTCCCAAGTTCACGCCCAACAATGTCGAGAGCCTCCTGTCCGTGCTGAATCCACGGCAGTTCGAGGTACAGGGCGTTACCGGTGTTGTGATGAAAGTCCAGGGAGTAATGCTGATTGCGGGCGTACGGACCAGGGATGAACAGTTGTGCCCCATCCGGGGCCGGTTGAACATCCTCAGACGCCACAAGATGCCCCGTCTCCACAGGGGTTTGCTCGGCCACATAGGTGCGCAAAAACTCGACACCCTTCATCGCAGCCGGAACAATAAGCGCCTCAACGTCAGCATCGATCCCGTCAATGTACGCATCGAACCCTTCGGAACCCATAACAGCCTCCTAGGTCAACGCGACAGCAACATGATCAACATTCGGCATCAGACCGCCCGTGTCGTTCGAGTTCACTTTCACAACCCGTGACGTGCGCCCTTGGACGGTCACACGTGCTTCCGGGGTGAACTTCGCACCATCAGCCAAAGACGTGTAGAACGCGGTCGTGGCGACAGTTTCTTGCCCGAACGCCTGCCGGATCACAGCCTGCGAATCCGACAACCACCCGTTCACCGTCACCGGGGCCGCATACACGTTCCCCTCAGACCCGGCACCGACATACGCTTCGACGGTCACCTGGTTCACGAACCACCGTGAAATCATCCGAACACCCACGGATTCGGGATGAGCAGATTCTGATACTCGAGCACCCGTTGCGCTTCCGGCACCAAACCGGTAATTGCATCAGCTCGAGCTTGCGCCGCAGCGGCAGCATCCGCGAACTGTTCCGATGCTGTATCAATTTTCGTTGACGACGCCACCGATGTGGTAAGAACACCACCGGTCAACGGGTCGTAACCGATCGCCGCCCACGATGCAGCCTGAATACACGTAGCCGTAAGTAACGCCTTCGCTATTTGCGTATCCGTCGCCAACCCTGTTAGCGGGTCAACGGTGTAATACGCCATCCGGGTTTCACGCAACACAAGTGCCGTAGCTGAACGCAACAGAATAGTTGCATTGACTGGTGCTGGTTGGCCTGTATATGAGGCGAGGTCGGTCGGCTGCGCCAACATGTCCGGGGTAACAAAATCGCCATAAAACGCAGCCACAAGAACCCCTTATTTCACGCCGTACATTTCGATCAGATCCTGTTTGGTCTTCGCCTCAGCGTCGTCCGGTGTGATAGGGGAACCTGTCGACTGGGATATGTGCACTGCCCACCCAACCCAGTCGCTTTTCGAAGCGTATGGGGGTGGCTGCACTCGTTCGGATTCCTCCACGAGACGAATCGAACGGGCCAACCCACTGGGTGGTCGTGTTCGCAACAGTCACCGTGACCGGGCCAACACCCGAACTGATAGCAGACGGCTGTGAACCGGCAAGCACCGAAAGGGTGCCAGAACCGCCAGACGCGTTAGCAACACGAAGGAATACTTCATGCTGCGGGCGGGCAGCAGCGGGGATGACAAACCCATTGCCGGCGCCCGCAACAGATGCAGTTCCAGCAGGGTCAACAACTCCACCATTCGCCACAAGGGCGGTAGGTGTAAGAGTTACACGAGCCATTAGTTAGTCCTCCCTTTCTTAGGAGACGGTAACGAGGGCCGTAGCCCACGAGTCGGGACGGACGAGCTTGCCGCCGTAAAGGGTCAGACCCTTCACCGCGTCCTCGAAGGACGACTGCGGGCGGTACGCCTCAACCTTGCTGATCTGCTCAGCGAAAGTGAACGCAGCCGACGTGCCGGCGATGACAGCGAACTGGTTACCCGAAGGGTTCGGGGCAACATTCGACACAATGACGTTCATGCCGTACGCGGAACCGATAACACCACTGTTCAGAGCCGACGACACGTTACCCGCAGCGTTAGACACGAAACGGGGGTCGCGGAGAAGGCAACTGTTGTACATGTCAGGGGTGACCACAACGGTGCGGCCCTCGGCAGGCACGTTCGCCTTGTCCAGTGCGTTCTTCAGCGGAACAATCACCTTGTCGATGGCGTCCGCGAACCCGGTAGAAGCGGTAATGCCGACAGCGCCGAGCTGGTTCGCAGTCTGCACACCCGTGTAGAACGACGCAATGTACGCGTCAATGTTGGATGCGAGACCGAACGCAGCCTCATTGAGTGCCTGCGGGATAACGTTGCCCTTGGCCTGACGCTGGTCAACATCGTCAACACCGAACGCGAAATACTTAGCCTGATCCACCACAAGGGTGCGCTGGTTGTCATTGACCTGCTCAGGGGTGATAACAGTCGAGTTCGGGGTGTACGTGCTGATCGTCGGACGACCAATGGACGTGATACGAACGGTGTCGCCAGCGTTCGCGATCTCGCCTTCGTAGTCGCGGTTGACGAATGCGCCATACTGGAGCTTGGGACGCAGCGCAACCAGAAGGTTGGCGCTCCAAATCTCCGGCCGGAAATTGGTAATTGACACGGTTGTGTCCTTTCAGGATTAGCCGCCTAGCAGATTCCTGAGAAGCCCTTTCGATTGGGCTTCCACGATCTGGTCGGGGGACATACGAGCGAGCTGTTGCTCATCGATTTGGCCTGTTTCCCCGGTCCCGCCGAGTTCAGTACCGCTCGCTGCCGCCGCCTGGACTGCTTTGAGTTGAGAGTTGGACGCGAGAGCGTCCTTGATCGCGGCCGTGACAGCCGCCCCATCGGCAGGGTCCAGCCCTGCGACGGAAGACATGAAAGAGTTGGAATCGAGAAGACGACCCGGGTCCGCCCCGGTAGCCGCGGCAGCCTTGAAGATCGCGAGTTCGCGTGCGGACTGTGCCGCTTTCGACTGCGCTTCAGTGAGCGACGCCGTGAGTGCGGCAGGATCAGACGCAGCATCCGGTTTCAGACCGAGCGCGATAGCCAACTTGTCGGTGAGTTCTTTCTGCGCATTGTCGGCAGCGGTTTGCGCTTTCGTGCGGTAGTCGCCGGCTTCCTTGCGAACTTTCGCGAGTTCCTTTTGCGCCCACTCCGGCAGCTGGTCAACAGACTCAGCAACAGGTGCAACGGGAGCGGACTCGACCGGTGCGGCTGGGGCGGTTT